AAAAAGGTTCTCCTATCCAGGTAGAACTCGTAAATGGTGATATCGTTCGAGCAATGTTCCATCATTTCTATGCATTGAATGACCCATCTAAAGCGGTTCGTTTAATTGCATACGACGCAAACCAAAACGAAATCAACGCAGATATATCTAAATTACGTTTTTAAGTTTACTTCTCCAGTAGTTGTGTTATTATAGACCTATCAACTACTGGAGAACAAAATGAAAACCATCGATTGTAAAGCAGAATTTAAGATTTTTTATCACGGTTCAAGTAGTTCAGCTAACATCGAAAACATGCTTTGTCCTCCTGAAGAAACAGGAGTTCTGTCTGAAACTGGACGTAAGAAAAACTTGGATCGTGTATTCTTTACTGAAGATATCGGTTTAGCAAAGATTTATGCAGGACGAGCAGCACGCTCTTATGGAGGCGAACCACGTCTCTATCGAGTAATTTCTCCGGTAGACGTAGTTCAAATGAATGATACTAAAGGTGCTACAGTTTATCACGCTGAATGGGCCTTTTGCGAGGAAATATGAGCAAATTAACTAAAGTTACTTTTATTGGCTGGTTTAAAAGCGGTGAGATGTTCACTAAAGATATCATGTTATCAGGTGATCGCGAAGAAATCGAGTGGGTGGCGGTACAACTTGCTGAAGTGAACAACGCATTAGTTAAAGCATTTATTAATGACGAGAAAGTTTTTGAAGCAGATTTTCGATAATTTTAAAATAGCTGTTTACAAGCACCACATACTGTGTTACTATCTTTCTATCAACTACAGAGGAAATTGAAATGAAAAAATTAATCGCTTTAGCAATGGTATTCGGATTAACCGGATGTGGTGCTCATGGCTTTATCCCTAATAATGTTGGCCAATTGATTTATAACCCGAATGTTAAACAGTACAACCAACCTAAAGTTGAAGTGGAAGACCCGGTTACTGTAGGTAATCGAATGATTCAAGCTGATGCCCATGCTCAACGTTATCGTGACTCTGATACTGTAGCATTGTCAAAAGAACAACGTGTTAAAGAACATTGCTTACAGGCTACTGAAATTGCATTCATTCGCTATGTTGAAACAACTGGTAAAGAGCCTACCCAGAAACAAATCGCGAATAACTACGTCCAGTGTATTGAACGTTTAAACAAATTTAATTAATTGGTTTACGCCAAAGTTAAAACAAGATACTATAAACATAACAAATCAAGAGGAAATTAACATGGAATTATTCGTGGCTAGTTCAGTAGCAGTTTTAATCGCAGGTATTGGTTCAATCATCATTTACATGTTGCCTTGGGTAATCGCACTTATTCGTGGCACAAAAAGCACAACAGCAATCTTCTTTGTATCTTTGCTCTTTAACTGGACGATGGTTGGTTGGATTGGAACTTTAATTTGGTCTATCGTCGCCGAAAAGAAATCTGCTCAGCAGACTCAACAAGTAATTATTATTCGCGAAAAAGAATAAACTTGTTTACATTATAGATGGACTATAGTATAGTAGTCCTATCAAATCAGCTAAGGAGTTAAAATGAAAAAGTTATCATTGGCAGCAATCTTACTTGCAGTATCATGTGCACCGGCTCCAGTTACGGCAGGTTATGATAAAGACCTCTGTGAGTGGTCAATGACTGCAAATCAAGAAGATGTTGAACAACAAATCTTCTCTGATATCATGAACATCACTAAACGAGACCGTCCTAATATGGTTAATAAAGTTGTTGAACAACTTAAGTCCGGTGGTATCATGCAGTACAACTATGTTTTGTATTGTGACCCTAATTTCGATAACAAAGATATCGTAACCGAAATCACAGGTGAATAATATGATTTATTATATGCACAAAAACGCGCCGTTTAAATATGGTAAATTTCCTAATGCACAATGTTATAATATAACGCCGAATGAAAATAATAACGGATACCATATTGGTGTAATTTTTGTAATTGTTAAAGATAATGAAATCGTTGCCTGGGCAGATTTTAAAGGTACAACGTATGACGTTAACCCAGTTCCGTTCACATATTATAATTTAATGGATTTGGCATACGACTATAATTGGTTTACTCATGATACTCTGGCACATGTTGAAGGCGTAGGATTTGACATCTCTTATTCTAGTTATTCATTATGTCCTATGAGCCGAGCTCACGGTAAAGATGCATCATATCTTTCAATTCGGAAACGTGTAAACTTCAAACGTAGCACAGAGTATGTTGGTGGACTCTTTGTTAAAGATAATAAAATAACCCGCATTAGTTATCCTTTAAGTGTAGGTCAAAAAGATGTTGATGTTGATTTAGACTTAACTGAAAATAACATTAATCATATTGCTTCTGTATATTTTGATATCGATGAAAAAATTGTAGTGTGTGGATACGAATTACCACCTGAAGAAAAGGCTGAAGCAATTGAAGTCGAATTAGAAATTTCTGTTGATGACCAAATATTTAATGCATTTATGAATCGAGGTTAAAATGACTACTGCAATTTGCACTGGTTCTAAAATTAGTGTTTTTACAAGTTTTGAAGATTATGAAGTTGTTTCAAAACACCAATGCCATATTAGCGTAAAAGCTAATGATGGTGTAATTTGGAATATTCCACACTATGAAGACACTACATATGAAGTCACAGATGCGAACGGTGATAAAGCGATCTTTGTGATTGATTAAATATACTCAGGAGGTACCTATGGGTATTATTAACACTGCAATAGATTCAGTTTATGCATATAAGTTTATTCGACTAATGCAAAAACCTTTTACAGAATGGAAAGCGTACGAAGCCAAAATAATCGACGAACGTGGAAGTGTTCTTAAACGTCCTTCTACTCCTGAAGAGAAAGTGGCTTATACACCTTTTCATGCTTCAGTTCGTTCAATGAAGCGAATGATGAGCACTGTTCCGGGTCTTAATGGAATGGCCTCAATGATGTCTGCCTGGAGTGCTGTAGCATCCCGCTATAACATTACAGAAGAACAGCAGAAAGAAATATTTAAAGAACTCCCTTTATTTGAGGATATGGTGGCTGGTGATTCAGGTGGCAGTCCTCAAGCTATTGCATCAGGAACAACTACAGGTGCAGTCGTAAATAAAGGTCCAGAACAAATTCCTTCCAAGAAAAGAAAGCGAATTAAAGTAAATATCAATAAGTTGTGATATGATGGCCTTATTAATTTAAGGCCTCTGGAGAATACTATGGCTGAATGGATAGATAATGAATTTGCTTATCGTGCGTTTTCTCACCTACCTCGTTTTAGACAAATCAATAATTCAAGCACATTTAAATTAACATTTCGATGTCCAGTTTGTGGCGACTCTCAGACAGATGCAATGAAAGCTCGCGGATGGTATTATGGCGGTACTCCAGGTAATGTGCATTGCTATAACTGTCAATATCATAATACAATTTCCGGGTACTTAAAAGAATATGATGAAGAGCTTTATCGTGAATATCTAATGGAAGTTCGTAAAGAAAAAGCTAGAATGGAACCAAAGATTGAAAAGGTTCCTGAACATAAACCAGAACCGGAGAAAAAGACTATAAATTCTTTGCCGTCTTGTTCTCGTCTGGACAAGCTGCCCGAAGAGCATCCTATTGTGAAATATGTTAAGTCTCGGTGTATTCCTAAAGAATCGTGGAACAGATTATGGTTCACATTAGAATGGCCTAAATTGGTTAACAAGATTCAACCTGGTACGTATAAGAAAGAGATTCCTGAACCGCGTTTAGTGATTCCTATTTTTAATAAAGATGGGAAGGCCGAGTCATTCCAAGGACGTGCACTTCGCAAAGATGCTCCTCAAAAATATATCACTATTAAAGCTTTTGAATCTGCAACAAAAATTTATGGTGTTGAACGTGTTAAGGAAGGAGACGTCTGGGTAATGGAAGGCCCTATTGATAGTTTATTCATACCTAATGCAATCGCTATTACAGGCGGCTCAATAGATTTAGATGTGGTACCATTTAAAGAACGTCGGGTATGGGTAATGGATAATGAACCTAGGCATCCTGATACTATAGCACGCATGAAGCGATTAGTAGATGCAGGTGAACGTGTCATGTTCTGGGACCGAGCTCCATGGAGATCAAAGGATGTGAATGATATGGTAATGAAAGAAAATGCAACACCACAAGAAATTTTAGAATATATGAAACAGAATATTTCAAGTGGGTTGCATGCTAAAATGAGATTATCTCGTTATTCGAAGATTTAAACAAGCCCTATAATAGCAAAGGCCAAATCAACTACAGTATCCAATGGAACAGAAGGAACTATAACACCATGGGCAACTAACAATGGTGCAATCCCGAAGTTCCATGAAATAATGCCACCTACAACTATTGCAGCGATAGCAGTTTTCTTTTTATTGCCTTTAATAGCGTTGATTAACGATGGAAGTTTAAACATAATATCTCCTTAGTTACCTATTATTTATTACGCTTTATAAAATTAATGTTAGAATTAACTCTCTTATACTGAATTGAAAGGAAAAATAATGGCACACTTTAACGAATGTTCACAACTTATTTCTGGTGTTGATAAAGCAGAAGAAGCTTATTTTAATGCTCTGATTCACGAAGATAAAGACCCACTGCAGGTAATGCTTGATATGCAGAAATCTTTACAGGTTCGTCTGGCAAATGACAAGCCTGAACATAACAAACATCCTGATGAATTGGCTACTGCTGGCGATGTTGTTGATTGGCTGCGTAATCAGAAAGATTATATTGATGATGAATTCCGTGAACTGCTGACTTCACTTGGTGGTATGAGCAATGGTGAAAAAGCTGCCAGCAGTGTATGGAAGCCATGGAAGGCACAACACGCTGAATATCGAAATCGTCGTATCGATGAACTGTCTCCTGAAGACCAACTGGAAATTAAGTTTGAAATGATTGATATTCTCCATTTCGTTCTGAATATGTTCCAAGGTCTGGGTCTTACAGCAGAAGAAATCTTTAAACTTTATTACCTGAAAAATGCTGAAAATTTCGCACGTCAAGACCGAGGTTATTAATGGCTCGTTTAAATAAACGCCAACTCAAGAAAGCCCATAAGAAACGTATTGACCAGCTATTTAAAGATTATAACAAAGAGCTCGTGTGTGAGCTCTTAACTAATCAACTTCGTATGGTTGAAGTTATAGAAGGTCATGACGAAATTTTGTCAGTGAAGAAGCTTTAAAATTAATTATAGAGCATTCAAAATGAAATTTGATTTCTACGCATGGCAAAAAGCCGGGAGACCGGCTACTCGAGCATTTGGTTCTGATGGATATGATGACAGGCTTCATTGGAAATTTAATAACTCAGATGATTATTCTCCAGTAATCATTAATGGCGATGTTGTTGTATTAGCTAAATTCGGATATTTTACTGTTCCACAGGAATTCATTATAAATACACCTGTAATTAAACAACAAAGGAGTTAATTATGGGTGGTTATGTAAACATCAAAACCTTTACGCATCCTGCTGGTGAAGGTAAAGAAGTTAAAGGTATGGAAGTTTCTGTTCCGTTTGAGATTTATTCAAACGAACATCGGATTGCAGATTCTCATTACCAAATCTTTCCATCAGAAAAGGCAGCTTATTCTGATGTCGTTTCTGATGCAGCAACTTGGAAAACTAAGAACGCTGCAATGTTTACCCCTACACCAGTAAGCGGTTAAATAATTTAAGGAATCCTTCGGGATTCCTTTTTTTTTTGTTTCTACAGTTTACAACCACTAAAAACTGTGTTAAGATATTCTTACTTACTCAAGAGGAGAACAATATGTTAAATCGTTGGATTAAACCTAATAACACATTAGGTGCTTTGATTGCTCAAGAAGTTTCGTTGAAATACGGTCTTGGATATTACGATGATGTAGTCGTACACTCATTCATGATGGATGGTGAAGACGTCAAATTTAATGCAGAAATCCGCTGGGATGACGGTGGCGTTCGTTTTGTTAGAGGAACAATTAATGCTTACGATGCTGAAGAAGTTATTTGCTGTTAAACCAGGCGAAGGTATGATGCCTATTCCTGATACACACGAAAAAAGTTGGGAATACATTGGTGACGGCATGATGGAAGAAGTTATTCGTCCAAAAACAAAACAGGTTAATGCTTCAAGCTCTTCAAGTTATAATCATTCATACGTATCGTCTTGGCCTGGTGATTCCAGGTCAAGTTATTCTGATTGTGATTCAAGCTCAGGGAGCTGCGAATGAACAAGATAGTTAAATGGTTTAAAAGCTGGGACGATGGTGTCGGTCCAGAAGATTGGCTGGATGTTCTTGAAGAGAATATGGCTAAAGAATTCCAGAAACATGAAGAAAAGCTCGTCGAAGATGAAGGCGAACGTATTGTAAAACTTTATATGGGTGAACCATTGAGGAAATTATAATGGATGCTATGTTATTTAAAATGTATTTGCTTGAAGCCAAGTCATTTAAACATATACCAGTAGAAGATAAGACTCCACTAGAAATAGCTATTCTCATTAACAAAAGTCTAAATAATCCGCAATATATCGTAGAAGAATTCTGCAAATTGCAGATTCCTAAAGGTTACAAAATTCGTGTAGAACGAGTTGGAGCTATTACTCATTCTAAAAATTCTCCGTTTAGTCTTGAAGAAGGCATAAAGGATTTAGGGTACGAATCTACAGAAAATGCTGTTTATGTGAATCCTGAAAAGCGTTTAGACCTGTT